GTCGGATTTGCTGCCCACCGGGCCACCGACTCGTTTTGTTTAGATTAGGCGGATCCGCTCCCGCCCACGGCCACCTTGAGAACGATGGCCATACTGCCGTTAGGGACCGCGTCGACCACGCGGACCCACCTGCTACTAACGTCACGCAACTGGGGTGGGCAAATGTAAGGACGCCGGTGATTGGCCGGTGCACAGACGTATGCATTCCAGTATTCAACCCATTCCGAAGGAAACAGATCTAGCGGCAACGCCAACGGTTCTATCGAAGTGAGAGAGTCCAAGTAACGCTCAATGGCAATTTGCTGTACAACGGTAATGCCAAACCTATCATACATGAGCAACCTAGTACGCATCGGAGGGCGGACGGGCGCAACCTCGCCGGCCTCCAACACACTCTTCAACCACTCCCGTTCGAACTCATTCATATCCCTCTGCTTCCAGCGCCACCACATCTTGCACATGGGTACAGCACGGGTCACTCGCAGCCCGTACTGAGCCAAGGCCGAAACAATGGGGCACCCTGGACACAGGTAAGCAAAGGAGAAGGCTTTCGCCCTCAGCAGAATAGCGGCAGTCTTCGGTGTGCATTTAAGCCACCGGGAGGAGGTCCAGCCGAAGTTACCTAGCACCTTGCGGGGGTCGACAATGTTGACCAAGTCATTTTCATCGAACATGAGGCCGCAGAAATCGGTTTGCGAAATCGTCTGCGACACCACCATTTTTAAAACGAACCCCAAGCATAGTGCGTCAGCGGGTGTCGGAGCAGGCCCGGACGTACCGACCAGCCCGTCATCACCTTCAAACACACACTTCATCCCTTCGACCGTAAACTTGTGCAAGGCTTTGGCATACTCAGACAGCGTGCGATCTCCACGCGCCCCGATCGCGGCTCTAGCTGTGAGATAGCTAGTGACAACCAGGTTCAACCACCAGTTGCCAAGCGACGTCTGCATGTCCCCCGACATGCGTACGGCAATACACCAAAGCACGAACCACCTCGATGTTCGAGTGCCATGCACAGTTTTGTTCCAACCTCCAAAGACGAACTCGGCCAGCTCGATCAGCCAGCCTGGCAGATGCTTGAACATCCACCTGTACAGCGGAAACTCTAACTCCATCATAACGTCCTGCTTGACACTCGCCTCGAAAGACGAGTAATCTCCAGTAAATTTGATTGGATACGGAGCGAGCTCCATAAGCCGTTTTGGCCGCTCGCTAGGCGGCACGTGTTTGATTGCCCGCTCGTCACAGAACACGACCTTCTCCAATTGCTTAAAGTAAGGCCCCATCAAACACTTAAACTCATCGGGGCGAGCGTTGATTATCCTGAGGTGCTTCGGCAGTGGATAACCTTCATCTTTTCCGTGAGCTGCACACGTCAGGTGTTCTTCCCGCAAAAGTCCTTGACATGCACGCCACTTTTCCAGCAGTTCTTCCTGCCTCCAGAGTGGATAACTGGTTTCCTTAAGCCAAGACTCGACACTGAAGTCAAGGCCGGGATCTAGCGGTGTGAATTTCTCCACCATTATTTCAGCAAGCGCTGCCGCCTCTGACAACATCACGGGGTCCACTCCGGGTGTCTTTCCTGCGTAGCGCTTCACCGCCCCCTCCAGCGCTGTCCATGGGTCGTACTGATCCGGGTGTGGTATAGCCGCGCCCAAAACGTGAGCCCCCAAGCTCACATAGCACGGTCTACGGTCCGCCACACTAACCAGGCCCGGCTTAGGAACGATCACCGTATCGTCAGCCGGAACTCCTAGCTCAGTAGTGGTTTCATTTACCCGGTATCCATAACCCAGGACCCGCCGATCTACTGGCGGGGGGCACCGACAAAACGCAGCAGCTCGTCACGCTGCTGCGCCCGCCACAGAATCCAAGCAACAGTGGCGGTATGCATGACGGCCGAGTCAAATGCATACTTGTCGAAGTTGACGCTCTGAATCCGTTCCGCCTCACGAACAATTGAAGCGAAAATATTGTCCTCGGCCCCCAAAAGCGTCTGAAGTCGGGGGGACGTCAATTGCGCAAGAATCTCGCCATTGACGCGGAGGCGCACGCTCAAGCAGGTCTCATCGGGGTCTATCCCAGACACCGACCGGAGCAACTCGGACCGATCGTCCAAGGCCCCGTAGCGCGAGTACTTATAATACGCGTAAATGGGGTGGCCGTGTTTCAGGTCCACCAACGCATTCGCGTCCGGCCTACGATCCCGGTTCAGCTCATCCAGAGCAAACCCGTCAAACCGCAGTGTCTCGGCCGGATGTTCCTCAGCACCCAAGTCCTGAAGGGCGCGCACCCCCCAAGGCAACACAGCTGCCCACAAAGCCACCACTCCAAGCAGGTACATCCTCAATCCCAGCCAGAGCCCCCCGAAGAACCAGGCAACGACTGCTGAAGCGACCAGCAGTAGCGCACTTGTTCCGGCGGGACCCAAGCCCCCAACCATCGCAGAACCAAACGACACACCAATCCTCTCAAGCCCGCGCGCAAGCTCCGCACGCTGTTCAAATCTGACACGTGCAGCTGCGAGGCGGCGACGAAGAGCACCGTCCAGACCAGCACCAGAAGGCTGGCCAGGAGGTACCACAGGAGGAGGTGGTGGAGGGCGCGGAGGTGGAGGCGGACCAGGAGACGGAGCATCCGCAACGGGAGCAGCAGCAGCGCGATCAGGACGCGCAGCAGCTTTCGGACGAATTGGCCCAGCGCCTGCCCGACGATCCGGGCGGGCCGACGGCTTACGCCTGGCCTCACGGGCCGGGCGACGCGGTTCAATTGGTTCCACATCTTCTGTTACCGGCAGACGAGGTGGGGCCGGCTGGGGAAGCACGACCAACGGAGGCTTGGGCAAACGCGAAATACGTACGCGGCGGATTACCTCCTTGACCAACGCAGGGTCCAAACTCATAGGCTAAGCCTATCTTCCCGGGTTGACAATCCGGGGAACTAAGGTGAAATACGGCGACTAGCGCTCGCACCCAACTCTGCCAGGCTTGCACTGGCTCCGAACTCGCTTG